TAATGAAGATAAAGAAGATGTAAAAGAAACTCCAGAAGAAAAGAAAACAATCAATGTAAATGAAGAGATAGAATTGGGCAATATAAACATTGATATAGAGAATGCTTATGTGGAAAACAATGTATTATCTTTTGGCTTCTGGTGGAACCATTGGGCATCTAATGAGAAGATACACTTTAGCGTACTTGCTTATCCAGTTGTATCACAGAATGGTAATGAATTAGAAATGCAAGATGATAAAGACACACTGCTTAAACAAACTGCTAAAGGCGTAGATAGTAGAGTTGATTTGAAGTACGAACTCGAAGATGATTCACCAGTTGAGATTAAGTTCAAGACTACATCTGATGATCCAGAAGAAGAAAGTATAACAATAGATATAGATTAAGTCACTCAATCGAGTGGCTTTTTTAATGGAGTGATATAGATGTCCTACAATAGAGCTGATAGAAAGGTGCCCACCGTGCTAACTATGAGCGTAATAGAAAACGTATCATGGCCACCCAGAACACCTGTGGTATTTGTGGACACCCCGTAGATTTCTCTTTAAAGACTCCCCACCCTATGTCAGCAACAGCCGACCACATCATACCCGTAGCAAAGAACGGACATCCAAGTGACATAGACAACCTGCAGTTAGCACACTGGACTTGCAACAGACAGAAGTCAGATAAGATATTCAAAGAAGAACATAAGACTAAGCAAGTGATTGGCAACAGGAATCTTCCTCAGAGTTTAGATTGGATTAATTATAATAGTAATAAAGAAATAAGAAATGAAAACAAAACTAAACGAGATAAAGTTAGAAATAATATTAATAAAAGAAATAATAAAAATAAAATAATAAAAAAGAAAACAAATCAAGAAACAAAAGAAAATAAAAATAAAAATAATAAAAATAATAAAACAAATGAAAGTAATAAAGATAAAGAAAATAGAAGTAAAAAAACAACCGTTAAAATAAAGCGCAAAAAAGAACGATGACAAGCTACAGATTAACAGGGGGCATACCTACCCCTCACTTGTCTGATTTGAGCTTCACGCTGTCACTGTGCATATTTTATCGTGTCATTTTTGAAAGGGGCTGATAAGTTGAAAGGAATAGACTATTTACGTAATAAATTAGATGTTTATAGGCGTGGTGCAAGTTATCGCCAAGAGTTGTACGATATGAAAGACGATTACAATTCACCAGGTATTACGATACCACCACAACTAAAAAGACAATATAAAGCTACATTAGGTTGGGGGTCTAAAGCAGTTGATAGTTTAGCAGATAGATTAGTGTTTCGTGAATTCGCTAATGATAACTTTAATATAAATGAAATCTTTAAAATGAATAGCGCAGACATACTATTTGACGATGCAAAGCTATCTGCATTGATTAATTCGTGCAGCTTTATCTATATATCAGAAGGTGATGAAAATATACCACGATTACAAGTTATTCAAGGAAGTGAAGCGACTGGGATATTAGATCCTGTAACTCGATTACTGAAAGAAGGATATGCAGTATTAAGTCGAGATGAATATGACAAACCTAATGAAGAATTGTATTTTGAAACAGGTAGAACAGATTACTATGTCAAAGGTAAACTGATTAAATCAGTTACAAATTATGCTCCAGCGCCTTTACTAGTACCTATCATTTATCGGCCAGATGCAACAAAGCCTTTTGGTCGTTCGAGAATTACACCATCAGCTATTTATTATCAAAAGTATGCTAAACGCACTTTAGAACGCGCTGATATAACTGCTGAATTTTATTCGTGGCCACAAAAGTATGCTATTGGAACATCACAAGAATCGGAACCAATGGATAATTGGAAAGCTACAGTTGCATCGTTCTTAGAATTTACAAAAGATGATGATGGTGATATGCCAAAACTTGGACAATTTAATGTGCCTTCGATGTCGCCTTTCACTGAACAATTAAGAACTGCTGCAAGTGGATTTGCTGGTGAAACTGGATTAACACTAGATGATTTAGGTTTTCCGTCTGACAATCCATCATCTGCAGAAGCAATTAAAGCAAGTCATGAAACATTGAGACTTACAGCAGAAAAAGCGCAAAGAGACTTTTCAAATGGTTTTTTAAATGTTGGTTATTTAGCTGCTTCATTGCGAGATGGCTTTTCGTATAAACGAAATAGAATATATGAAACAAAACCTAAATGGGAACCAGTATTTAAACCAGATGCTTCTACAATTTCATTAATTGGTGATGGTGCAATTAAAGTAAACCAAGCTGTTCCAGGTTACTTTAACAGAAACAATTTACGAGATTTAACTGGTGTGGACGGTGAACAAGATGGCCAATGATATTGTACCTGATCTATTAGATAAAATTAAAAAAGATTTTAATAAGTCATTTAAAGAAAACAAGAAACTTAAAAACATAAAAGAAATGATTGATAACGGTACAGCAACATATGTACAAGCTAATGAGTATGCTGTCGAAGTTGGTGCATTATTAGCTGCTTCATTTAAAAAGAATATAAAATCGAGTGAACTACCTGATGAAAAGATGTATTACAACATAGCTGAAAGAATACTAAAGCCAACGTTAATTAATAATCATGAAATCGTATCTCAAGCATCATCTGAAATACAAAGTAAATTAAACAAATCTGTTGGTTTAGGATTAATGGGGATAAAACCTAAAGTAAATGAGTATCGAATTGAAAGCATTGTTAATCGAATTACAGCAGAAGAAGTATTTGATGATGTAGCTTGGATTTTAGGAGAGCCTGTTGTTAATTTCACTCAGTCAGTAGTAGATGAAACAATTCAGGCTAACGTAGAGTTTCAAGGCGATTTAGGATTAAGTCCTAAAATTATACGTACTGCTGAAGGTGGCGATCCATGTGATTGGTGTAAATCACTAGATGGTGTTTATAAATATCCTAATGTGCCAGCAGATGTATATAAAAGACATGATAGATGTAGATGTACAGTTGAATATGATGTATCAGATACAAGAAAGCAAAACGTTTGGACAAAGGAATGGAGGTAGTAGCATTGTAGCGTTGAAAGGGTGCTGTAGATGAAAACTGATGTAAGAATCGGAGTACAAACTCCTACAAAATCGCTTATTTTACCATATGACGAATCAAAAGGTGATGAAGCTGTAGATTTATATGAAAGGTCTGGTCGTACTGCTTTCGATTGGCAAAGATTTATAATAAATGCAATCTTAGCTAAAAATAGTGAAGGTTTATGGACACATATGAATTTCGGTTATTCAGTGCCACGTCAAAACGGTAAAAATGAGATTATTGCAATTCGAGAGTTAATTGGATTGGAAAAAGGCGAGAAAATCTTACACACTGCGCACCGTACAACAACAAGTGCTGCTGCTTTTAATCGTTTATTAGCTGTTTTAGAAGAAAGTGGGCTAGAAGAAGATACAGACTTTCATAAAATTAAAGCAACTGGTCGAGAAAGTATTGAATTATATGGTGCTGGTCGTGTTGATTTCAGAACACGTTCTTCTACTGGTGGTTTAGGTGAAAGTTTCGATTTACTTGTTATTGATGAAGCACAAGAATATACAGATGACCAGCGTTCAGCTTTGATGTATACGACTGCTGCAAGTCCTAATCCACAAACAGTATTAACAGGTACTCCGCCAACTCCAATTTCAAGTGGTACCGTATTTACTAGATTAAGAGACAATTCACTGTTTGGTACAACTGAAAATAACGGGTGGGCTGAATGGAGTGTTGATGTTGAATCAGATGTTAGAGATAAAGACTTATGGTATCAAGCCAATCCAAGTTTAGGTTTACGAGTTTCAGAAAGAAACATACAGGCTGAGGTTGGCGTTGATGATATGGATTTCAACATTCAGCGTTTAGGTTTATGGATCCAATACAATCAAAAGTCTGCTATATCTGAAAACGAGTGGGAAGAACTTAAAGTTAATAGACTACCTGAATTTAAAGGCAAGATGTTTGTGGGTATCAAGTATGGATATGACGGTGCAAATGTAGCTATGAGTGTAGCAGTGAAGACAGTTGAAGATAAGGTATTTGTAGAAACAATTGATTGTCAAAGTGTTAGAAATGGTAATGGTTGGATCATACACTTTTTAAGAAATGCAGATGTTCAAAAGGTAGTAATTGACGGTGCAAATGGCCAAGGTATTCTAGCAGAATCAATGAAACAA